GCTCCCGTTACTCCATCAGTGCCTCGAGGGCCTTGAGCTCCAGTTAGTCCATCAGTGCCTCGAGGGCCTTGGGCTCCAGTTAGTCCATCAGTGCCTCGAGGGCCTTGAGCTCCCGTAGGCCCTGTCTCGACGCTCGCCGCCCCTCGAGCACCTGTAGCACCTGTAGCGCCTGTAGGCCCTGCCTCGACGCTGGCAGCACCTGGAGCACCTGGAGCACCTGGAGCGCCTGGAGCACCTGGAGCACCTGGAGCGCCTGGAGCACCTGGAGCGCCTGGAGCACCTGGAGCGCCTGGAGCACCTGCGGGTCCAGTCAAGCCATTTCCTGAAACACTTACCCACGTTACGCCATTTGATCCATTGGACTGTAAAATTTGACCCACCGAACCAATAGGTAACGTAGATCCAGGACCTGTTGGACCTGTACTTCCTTGCGACCCCGAGTTTCCAGGGGTGCCTGCAGATTCTCCGTGCCCATTGACGGATATCATAATATTGGTCGGGGTTCCGCAAGTTTGTAGCGTTCGATACCGCACCAAGTCCGACGATCTCATATTCTTTTGTAATGTGAAAAAAATACCATATTCAAAGGTACATGTGGGAATGCGCGCTTTCTGGAGGCGATTTCAGTAATTTACGCACGATATCGGGTGTTACAACAAACGGGAACTCGACAGCAATCGCCAGGTCGGCCTCGAATAAGTTTGTTCCTGGCTTCATGAGTCGAAACAAATTAAGCTTGGAATAAATGGTTTCTATGCACCGTTTCAGATTACGCACGCCCTTTTCTTGTCCAGTGTAGTGCTCAATAATGTACGCTACTGCTTCGTCGGTCAAGCTTACTTGATCCTCTTCTAAGGTGACGTTGCGACGAATCAACGGTGCAAGAAACTGTTTGGCAATCACGGCTTTCTGGCTACTCGTGTACCCTTCCGTCGTTATCGTATACATGCGGTCGCGCAAAATGGGATTGACCTTGCTCTCGTCGTTGTAGCTAAAGATAAAGATGGCTCGACTTAAATCCAATGAGGCTTCTGCGAAATACTTGTCGTGAAACTGATCGTTTTGCGAGGAATCTGTCAAATGCGTCAAGATGCCGATAATCTCATCGCCTTTAGGGGTTCCGCTTACCTTGTCAAGCTCATCAAAATAAAACACTGGGTTCATCGTCTTGCATTGCATCAGCGTAGTGGCGATTTGGCCCCACACGCTACCCTCGTACGTGATGAGATGGCCTTCCAGGTAGCTGCTGTCCGTGGCGCCACCAAGGGCTAGAAACGCAAACGGTCGCTGCAAAATTTTGCTGATGCCTTCTTTAACTAGCGTGGTCTTGCCCGTTCCCATGGGACCGCGAATGGCAATCGCGGTCCCCGTTGCCTTGGGGTTAGCAATGAGCTGCCCAATGTACTGCAAAATTTGCATCTTGGCATCATTCAGTCCGTAGCAGGAGTCGTCCAGCGTTGTCTTCGCCTGCGCCATGAAGGCATGGCACGCTTCGGCACCGTCCGCCATGGTGACAGGTAGCTGGCAGTACTGTCCAAACGGAATCTGCATAAAGCCATCCACCCACGTTTTGAGCTTGTGCAGCTCGCCGTCATGCGCGCTTTTCATGGCTACCAGCTTTTTCAGTGCAATCGCCTTGTACTCTGGCGGCATGGCTGACGTAATTAACGCTATGCGGGGTGGGACCGTCGGTGCGGCAAACGCCTCGATTTCCGTGAGCTGCGCAACGATGGCCGCCTGCGCTTCAGGTGCTAGGGCACCAAAGTACTTGCGCTCGTTGGCGGGCTTGCGGTTTACCAGCGTCATGAATTTCCCCGTCGGCGAATCGGCATCTTCTTCCGAACTCTCTTCGCCCAAGTTGAGGACTAAATTGACGCACATACCTTCTTCGGTCTCGTCTTCGGTTTCGTAATCCGAGTCTTCGGTCTCGTAGTCCGAGTCTTCGGTTTCGTAGTCCGACTCTGCCTCGCTCTCAGACGCGTCCGATTCGGGCGATGGCTCGCCGAGCAAATTGGCCATCTTACGGTTCATGTACTTGCTGGGGAACAGTTCCATAAGCAAGAGTTGATAGCTGTGCGGGTCAAATGTTTCAGGCGGCTTAGGCGGCGGAGTTGCCGATTTGACGCGCTTACGAAGATTATAAGAATGGGTCATTCTTTGAGCGATTTACTATAGTAGAAAGACAATTGCGTTTATTTCAATTTTTTTTAAAAGGGTCTAGCGTAATCTTCGGCGGCGAGTTCGTCGTTACGCAGTTTTCGAGCCAAGGTTTTGAAGTATCCCATTGCATATATCCGACTAAAATAAATCTTGGCACCAATCCATGGATAAGGACGGATATAGGCTCTTTCATTTATCGCCCCAGGAGCGACACGACGCCCTTGCCTGTTTGCATGAGACCTCAATTGATTACAAAGGACTGAAACAGTTTATCGATGGCCCGCTTCTTCGACACGTGCAACAGGTGCCAGGGGCGACTGACCCCGTTTATGTAAAATTTCGCATGAGTAACAATAACAATTCCAACGATGCAGCTGTGTCCCACAGTGACGTGTACAATTTCTGCCGAGGGCCCATGCCGATGTACACCTGCGTGTGCTATTTGGACAAGGCCGAGCTAGAAGTCTATCCTGGATCGCACACAAACCCTCGCCCGCCAATGGCGACACTCAAACCTCGCGTGTTGTACCTTGAAGCAGGCACGCTCGTCGTGTTTCCCGCTTCGCTCTTGCATCGAGGGGTGCATTTCAGCAAAGGAAAAAATCGGCGCGTCCTTCAGGTATTTGAAATTTTTCCTACCAAAGTGGCTTTTGAGGCGTTCTTGCCGCGGCTTTTGACAGTAGACTACTCTCGCGGCAAAAATCGCCAAAAATCTGCCCTCTACTACATTGCCCAACACAAACCGCTGGTGGATATGGTGAACGCCGTCATCTTGCGTCTTGTGTATTTTGATGTCCAATACAAGGTGACGGGCAACGATTTGCCGCCTTGGCGCAAACAAGGGCGCTACATTAGTTACGAACCTGGGGGGCGTATCAGCTACAGCGATGATTTGACGCAGCCCTGGAACATCAATGTCGTTGTCGAGCCACACGCGACAAGTAGCGGGTCATCCTTTTATTTAGGGTGTTACGCCGCGCTCGTGGTTGCCCTAGCCTTGGTGTATACGACAACGAAAAAAAATAAAAAATGACCCCACTCATTCAATGTCGACGTGCGTTAGCATGTGGCGCCGACAACACTGTTTTGTAAGACCCAAACGGTCCAGGGTTTCGCCTTCGATACTCTTTTTGGCGCCTTCTGTATAGTACGTAGTCGTTCGCTCGTCTTTTTCTTGTTTCACAACGGAGAGGAAGTAGCGATACTTATCGCCCAGAACAGTACCGCATGTAAAACATTTCACGGGAATAATCATGGTGCAATTATACTACTCTATCCAAAAGAATGTTTTGTATCAATTTTTTTAGGTCAATAAAACGGTCTCTTGCGACGCGATTTTTCCTGTCGGCGGACGCCACTCAGAGCGGACGCGATTTTTAGAGCATTCTCGCTTTAAAAAACGGCTCAGGCGCAAGGCAACCTCGCGGCTTAGTGAAGAGACGGGCTTTTCGGGATGCCATTGCGTCCCATAAAATGGAAAGTGGGTGTACTCAAACGCATTGACGAATGGACGCGGGGATTGGTCGCTCGTGTCAACCGAAATTACTTTCAAGTAGTCGTGCATCCGCCGCGTTTGCTGAGACGTGGGGTCAAACCCGCGAGCGTGAATTTGGCGCGTCACGGGTTCCGCCGCAAGCCGTTTTTGCATCGCCGCGGAGAAAACGCTGCGCAAACGGGACGCCCCGCGAAAACGTAGCGTACCATTGTGTGTTTTTGGAATCTTGGCCATACGACGCACGCGAGCGTGCTGACCCATGAGCGCCAAAAAATCAAACCCTAGACATGTACCCCAAATGGGATAATAATTGCCCCGCCTCGTTTCACGTTGAGCGTGTTCAAACGCGTGCGCATACGCGCGCTGCAGCGTGGCGTACTGCGTCGGCGCGTGAGTGACGGCATTTTCTATCGCCCCGCCGATCCAAACAATACCATTGACGGAGTGAAGGTACTCGTCCAAGTATGCCGTATTGTACGGAATGACGACAGGCAACGCGCCTGACATTTCAATCCATTCCAAGTAATCGCGTTGCAAGTACGACTCGGCTTTCGAAATATTGGCGAGCGGCATAGGCGCACTAAATATACCGATGCGCACTTGCGCTGTCATACTTAAGGGCGCCTAAAAGATGGGGTCAACCCGCCCAATCACATCAATTTCAAATCATTTGTCTTCAATAAAAAAACTTAAACCTGTCGGGTCATGGTAGATGCATGACGGTACTCTACAATTGGAAATTTGAAACCAGCTCGCTTGGATCGCTGTACCTCTCGGGAGACCTATGGAACGGCAAGCATTGGGAAACGAGTGACGTTTGGAAGCTCGAAACGCTTGACGACCGTTACCGCGTTACCACTAAGAATTCGGTCTACGAGCTTTACTGGTAATTATTTCATCATAGGATTGTCGCTGATTGTCATGCCGCAGTACTCCTGAGGAGCCTTGCTGTAATCCACGGGCTCGTAAATGCCCGTTTCCGCAGCGTTTTCCAGCATAAACCGAAACGTTTCCCAAAAATCGGGGTGGTGACCCACCGAAACGGTCATGAGATGCGTGAGTTCGTGCAGCGCGACAAAGGTCAGCGTGTTTAAATCAATTAATTTCATTTTGTCCTTTTGTTTGCGGAGACAAAAAGCGAGTTTTCGCCCCTTGTTTTCTGAGTACGCCGTGAATTCGCTGGTGGGGAGTGTCTCCACAATGCGTTTTGGGTTAAAATTTTTGACGAGTCGAATGACCCGCTCGTCCTTGGGGTACGTCCGCTTCATGTAGGCCACCATGTCTTTCATTTTCATGGTGACTTCCGCTAGTAAATCGGCACTTTCCTTGAGTTTGGCCGTATCCCGCACGCAGTACGTATTGCCGTCTTTCGACGACACCACGCATTTTAAGTTGAACGAGTCTGAGTTTAGGTACCACCCAAGGGCAACACAGCCCACAATCACCAGCATTGCCCATTGACGCCCGTTCATGTACGTTGCAGGTGATATTTTTATCACCTC